GAAGCTGATACGAAAGATTAGTATTGGAAGAGATTATAAAAATGACGCTATGCACTATTCTGTTGGACAGGAAGTGTATGGCGGTCATATTATAACTAGTATATTAGAGGAAGAAAATAAGTACTCCATATATATAGAAAAAAACAAAGAAACCCTATCCTGGAAAGACTTCAATAAAAATATGGCAATAGCTGTAGAATATGATTTACATTATTAATGAAGTCAATTTATAATTTTATAGTAAAGCCTAAAAGCGGAAGATCAACGTCTTCGGTTAAAATTGATAACAATGAGTTGTTGTTAAATACTGAATTACAAAACCATAACTATGTAAGTAGGCACGGTATAATCTTGGCCACACCTATGTTAAGCGAAACTAGTATAAAAGAAGGAGACGAGGTTATACTGCATCATAACGTGTTTAGAAGGTTTTATGATGTTAGAGGTAATGAAAAAAATAGCAAAAGCTACTTTGAAGAAGATAAGTACTTTGCTCAACCAGATCAAATATACGCTTATAAGTCAAATGGCAAGTGGAAGTCTGAAAAAGGTTTTTGTTTTATAAAACCTATAAAAGAAGATAAAATGTTTTCTACAGATTTTGAAAAACCAGGTCTTGGTATTGTGAAATACACAGATGGAAGTATAGATAAAGGAACATTAGTTTCTTTTAAAGTAGGTATGGAATACGAGTTTTTTATTGAAAAAGAAAGACTCTACAGAGTACCAACCAATCAAATTAAAATTAAATATGAATATCAAGGAAACGAAGTCGAATATAATCCAAGCTGGACACAAGGCAGTTGAGGAATTAATAAAAGTAGCTAAAGAAGCTATTGTTGATTCAGATGACGATATATCAGCAGACAGACTTAAAAACGCTGCTGCTACAAAGAAGTTAGCTATATTTGACGCTTTCGAAATATTAAATAGAATAAAAGAAGAGCAAGACATGCTCGATAACAAGCCTAAAGAAGAAGTAGCTAAAAAATCATTTAGTGGATTTGCTGAAAAAAGATCTAAATAATGTACGAGCAAACTTTATATAAAATAGTTGAACCCGTAAAGCTTACTACTATTTCTAGATTAAATAAATCTAAAAAATGGGATTATGGTTACAATAAAGAAAACGATATTGTAGTTATAAGTAAAACAGGTCAAATAGGTGATATATACGAGATACAGGGATTAAGAATAGCGCTTCCAAAAACGCCTTCTAAAATAAACAAATCTACAGATAAATGGACTGTAGAAGAATATCCTAAAGAGTTAAAGCAAATACAGAGTGTATTCGATTGGAGAGAATACCCTGAAGAATTTCAAAACAAATGGGAACCATATATAGATGAACAATTTAAACGCAGAGAAGAAGGCCATTGGTTCAATAATAAAGGCGTGGCTACTTACATTACTGGCACTCACTTTATGTACTTGCAGTGGTCTAAGATTGACGTTGGCAACCCCGAATTCAGGGAAGCTAACAGATTATTCTACCTATTCTGGGAAGCTTGTAAAGCAGACAGAAGGTGTTACGGCATGTCTTATCTCAAGAACAGACGTTCAGGTTTTTCGTTTATGGCTTCAGGAGAGACGGTTAACATGGCCACAATATCAAGTGACGCACGGTTTGGGATATTGTCCAAATCTGGCGCCGATGCAAAGAAAATGTTCACGGATAAAGTCGTTCCAATATCCGTTAACTACCCGTTCTTTTTCAAACCGATACAAGACGGTATGGATAGACCGAAAACGGAGCTCGCTTATAGAATCCCCGCCTCTAGGCTTACCAGAAAATCCATTCAAAATAAACAGGACCAAGAATTACTCGAAGGACTTGATACAACGATCGACTGGAAAAACACAGGGGACAACTCTTATGACGGAGAGAAACTAAAACTACTAGTACACGACGAAAGTGGAAAGTGGGAGAGGCCAGATAATATATTAAATAACTGGCGAGTAACAAAAACGTGTCTACGTTTAGGTGCTAGGATTATAGGCAAGTGTATGATGGGATCAACATCAAACGCTTTAGACAAAGGAGGAGAAAACTTTAAGAAACTATACTACTCTTCTGATGCTACAAAAAGAAATAAAAACGGTCAAACAAAGTCTGGTTTATATTCTTTATTCATACCTATGGAGTGGAACTACGAGGGTTTTATAGATGATTACGGACACCCTGTGTTTGATACGCCTAGCAACGAGACTAAAGGTCCATACGGCGACATTATAGACACTGGAATTATAGAACACTGGAACAATGAAGCTGAAGGATTAAAAAGCGATCAGGACGCCTTAAACGAATTCTATAGACAATTTCCGCGTACGGAAGAACACGCGTTTAGAGACGAAACAAAAAGCAGTCTATTTAACTTAGCGAAAATATACGAGCAAATTGATTACAACCAAGATTTAAGAAATACGGGAGTAGTTAGTACTGGTAATTTTAGCTGGGAAAATGGAATTAAAGATTCAAGAGTTTTATTTACACCAAACTCTCAAGGAAGATTTAAAATAACTTGGGTTCCTACTCACGATATTCAAAACCGTCAAGTTTTAAAAAATGGAATGAAATACCCAGGTAACGACCATATGGGGGCTTTTGGATGTGATAGTTATGATATATCCGGAACAGTTGGAGGTAACGGATCAAAAGGAGCTTTACACGGGTTGACTAAGTTTAGTATGGAAGACGCTCCACCTAATACATTTTTTTTAGAGTACGTTGCAAGACCTCAGACTGCTGAAATATTTTTTGAAGACGTTCTTATGGCTTGTGTATTTTACGGAATGCCTATATTGGCTGAAAACAATAAACCTAGGTTATTGTACTATTTTAAAAGAAGAGGTTATAGAGGTTATTCAATGAATAGACCAGACAAGCTTTGGAACAAACTTTCTACAGCAGAAAAAGAAATAGGAGGAATACCAAATTCAAGTGAAGATATAAAGCAAGCTCACGCTGCGGCTATAGAGTCTTACATAGATAAATACGTTGGATTAAAAGAAGACGGCAATTATGGAGATTTATACTTTAGCGAAACTTTAAATGATTGGGCAAAATTTGATATAAATAACAGAACAAAGTATGATGCTGCTATAAGCTCTGGATTAGCTATAATGGCTTGTAATAAAAATTTATACAGACCTAACCAGATTATGCAAAAACGAAAATTAAACTTAAGTATCGCTAAATATAGTAATAGCGATTCAATTTCAAAAATAATAAAATAAATATGGCTGAATCAGTTGTAAAAAGTACTTTTCCTAGTCAAGTAGCTAGTGATGCTGAAAAAATGTCGCCTGAGTATGGACTTAAGGTTGGTAGAGCTATTCAAGACGAGTGGTTTCAATTAGATTCTGGTACAAATAGATATAGAAGCAATCAACATACATTTCACAAGTTAAGGTTATATGCTAGAGGCGAGCAACCTATACAGAAATACAAAGACGAGCTATCTATTAATGGTGACTTATCTTACTTAAATTTAGACTGGAAGCCTGTACCTATTATACCAAAATTTGTAGATATTGTTGTTAACGGTATATCTGAAAGAGCTTTTGATATAAAAGCGTATTCACAAGATCCTTATGGAGTCAGTAAAAGAACTGATTATATGGAAAGCGTACTTAGAGACATGTACACTAAAGATCTTAACAACTTTGTACAAGAGAATTTTAATATAGCTTTATTTGAGAATTCAGAAGAAGATTTACCTGAGACTAAAGAAGAGCTAGAGGTTCATATGCAGCTAACATATAAGCAAGCTGTTGAGATGGCTGAAGAGCAAGCTATAAACACTTTACTTGACGGCAACAATTATGATCTAACTAAAAAGCGTTTTTATTACGACCTAACTACAATAGGTATTGGTGCTATAAAAAATAGATTTACATTGTCAGAAGGCATTATGGTTGAATATGTAGACCCTGCTAATTTAGTATATTCCTACACTGAAGACCCTAACTTTCAAGACGTATATTATGTTGGCGAAGTAAAAGATGTCACTATAAATGAAATAAAAAAGCAATTTCCAGAATTAACAAACGACGATTTAGAAAAAATATCTAAAACATCATATCAAAGCAATAGCTATTACGACCGCCCACTAAATAACTCTGCTAGCCCAGACGTTAATACAGTTCAAGTTTTGTACTTTAATTTTAAAACCTATATGAATGAGGTGTATAAGGTTAAAGAAACAGCTACTGGAGCTTCAAAGGTGGTGCTTAGAGATGATCAGTTTGATCCGCCAGTTGAAATGCTTGAAGAACAGTTTGGAAAATTATCTAGGTCCTTAGAAGTGCTGTATGAAGGTGTGTTAATATTAGGTACTGATTACTTGCTTCAATGGGAATTAGCTAAAAATATGATGCGCCCTAAAAGCGATCATACTAAAGTTAAAATGAACTACAGTATTGTAGCTCCAAGAATGTATAAAGGTAAAATTGAATCTTTAGTAAGCCGTATAACTGGATTTGCTGATATGATTCAATTAACTCATTTAAAACTTCAGCAGGTATTATCAAGAATGGTACCGGATGGAGTTTACCTTGACGCTGATGGTTTAGCTGAAATAGATTTAGGTAATGGAACTAATTATAATCCGCAAGAAGCATTAAACATGTTCTTTCAAACAGGTTCTGTAATTGGTAGATCATTTACTCAAGAGGGTGATATGAACCCTGGTAAAGTGCCTATACAAGAAATAACTAGTGGAGCTGGTGGTGGTAAGATGGCTGCGTTAATACAAACGTACAACTATTATCTACAAATGATAAGAGATACTACGGGATTAAACGAAGCTAGAGATGGATCAACTCCAGACGCTAAAGCTTTAGTTGGTGTACAGAAGATTGCAGCAGCTAATTCAAATACAGCCACAAGGCATATACTTACAGGTGGTTTGTTTTTAACAGCAGACCTAGCCGAATGCTTGTCTTTAAGAATTTCCGATGTATTAGAATACTCTCCAACTAGAGAGGCGTTTATACAAAAGATTGGAGGACATAACGTTGCCACTTTACAAGAAATGGGTGATCTTCATTTATATGATTTTGGTATATTTTTAGAACTTACGCCTGATGATGAAGAAAAACAAAGACTTGAAAACAATATACAGACAGCTTTATCTGCTGGACTTATTGATTTAGAAGATGCGATTGACATCAGGGAAATAAGAAGCATAAAGCTAGCTAATCAAGTATTAAAGATTAGAAGAAAAAAGAAATTACAGAGAGATCAAGCTATGCAGCAGCAGAATATTCAAGCTCAAGCACAAGCAAACGCTCAAGCTCAACAAGTGGCAGCGCAGGCCGAAATTCAAAAAAATCAAGTTATTACAGATCAAAAAGTTCAATTAATGCAAATAGAATCTCAGCTTGATGAAAGAAAAATGCAGATGGAAGTGCAATCTAAAATGCAGTTAATGCAATTGGAGTTCCAATACAATATGCAAATTAGAGAAATGGACACTGCTAAAGCAGCTAATGATGAGTCTGAAAAAGAAGACAGAAAAGATCAAAGAGTGAAAATACAAGGTACTCAGCAAAGTGAGCTGATTGACCAAAGAAAAAACAACACACCGCCTAAAAACTTTGAATCTTCAGGTAATGATATATTAGGTGGTGGATTTGACTTAGGTTCTTTCGAGCCTAGGTAATAATAGTAATAATAATTATATAATATTTTATCATGGAAGAACAATTACAAGAAGGTGCTCCACAGGAAGAAGTTAAAGTGGAAGAAACACCTACAAACGAAGACAAATCCCCTATGTCTTACGAAGACGGGGTAATTAAGGTGGACTTATCAGAGTTAAACAAAACACAAGAAAACACCGCTCAAGAACAGGAAGCAGGTGTAGTAGATGTTAATGAATCAACTGAAACTAGTGAACAAGTGGTTGAAGAAATACCACAACAGCAAGAGACTGTTCAAGCTGAACAACCCGTTCTTGAAGAAATAACAGAAGAAGAGGTTGCAGAGCAAGCTGAGGAGCTTGAAGATCAGGTAGAACAAGCTCTGATAGAGGCTGACGCAGGTGTTGAGTTACCAGAAAACATTCAAAAAGTTGTTGACTTTATGAATGACACAGGTGGAAGCTTGGAAGATTATGTAAAACTTAACACTGATTACTCTGCGTTAAACGAAACTCAATTGCTAAGAGAGTATTACGAAAACACTAGACCTCACCTCGATAAAGAAGAGATTGACTTTTTAATGGAAGACAATTTTGCTTATGATGAAGAGTTAGACGAGGAAAGAGATATACGTAAAAAGAAAATAGCTCACAAAGAAGAGCTTGCAAAGGCTAAAAACCATTTAGATGGCTTAAAGTCTAAATACTACGAAGAAATTAAAGCTGGATCAAAGTTAAATCCAGAACAACAAAAAGCGGTTCAGTTCTTTAACCGATATAATAAAGAGCAAGAGGAAACAACTAAATTAGCTGAAAATCAAAAAAATGTATTTTTAGACCAAACTAGTAAAGTTTTCAACAATGATTTCAAAGGTTTTGATTATCAAGTTGGGGACAAGAAATACAGGTTTAATGTTAAAAATGCAGAAGAGGTTAAAACTAACCAAAGCGACATTAACAATTTTGTCAAGAAGTTCTTGAATGAAAAAAATGAAATGTCTGATGCTTCTGGTTATCATAAATCTCTATTTACAGCTATGAATCCTGACGCAGTAGCAAAACACTTTTATGAGCAAGGCAAGGCTGATGCAATAAAAGATAGTATGGCTAAGACAAAGAACATCAATATGGACCCGAGAGGGGTTCATGAAAATACGACAGCTCCTAATGGCTGGACTGTGCGATCTGTAAATGGTGTTGATTCTTCTAAATTAAGAGTAAAAATTAGAAAATAACAAATTTAAAAATTAAAAATTATGGGATTTCCAAATCCGGGCACAGGTGCCCAATTAAACCATTTAACTCCACGTCCTATTAAAGGATTATTTGGAGACAATTATTTATCAATAGGTGATTTAGATTTTACACAACAATTCTTACCAGAAGTGTATGAGAAAGAAGTAGAGCGTTACGGAAACCGTACGATCTCTGGATTCTTGCGTATGGTAGGTGCTGAAATGCCAATGGCTTCAGACGTTATTGTATGGTCAGAACAAGGAAGATTGCACGTTGCTTTTGACGATTGTACTATCGATCAGTCAGTTGCTGCAACAAACACAATTACTTTTGTAAATGACGATCCTGCAGTTGCTGGTGCTCAAACTGCCACTCAAAAAGCTGGATTATTAGCAACAGGTGCTACTATTAATATCAATGTAGGTGTTGTATCTGTAAAAGCTAGAGTAAGTTCTACTTACAACGCAGGAGACACTACAGTAACTGTTACTCCTTATGGAGCTGCTGATTTAACTGCTTTAGGTCTATCTCTTTTAACAGGTGTTAAGATTTTTGTATACGGTTCTGAGTATGGAAAAGGATCAGGAGATGTAGGTAATTCTATTGACGCTAAATTTACACAATTTAACAACAAACCAATTATTCTTAGAGATAAGTATAATGTAAACGGTTCTGATGTTGCACAAATTGGATGGGTTGAAGTAGCAACAGAAGCTGGAACATCTGGTTACTTATGGTACTTAAAATCTGAGCACGAAGCTAGATTACGTTTTGAAGATCAATTAGAAATGTCTATGATCGAAGCTGTTAAAGATGACTCTGGTATTACTGGAGGAGCTGGGCATGCTGGATTCACAGGTTCTGAAGGATTATTTGCTGCTATCGAAGATAGAGGTCTTATTTATAACGATCAAGATTTTGGAGCTGCTGCAACTGCAATTGCACCATTTGGAGGATTAACTGAATTTGACGCTATTTTAGCAGAGTTAGACAAGCAAGGAGCAATCGAAGAGAATATGTTATTCTTAGATCGTTCAACTTCTTTAGCTATTGATAACATGCTAGCACAAGCTAATAACACAGGAGTAGGCGGAACATCTTACGGTGTATTCGAAAACTCTGAAGATATGGCGCTTAACTTAGGCTTTTCTGGTTTCCGTAGAGGATCTTACGATTTCTACAAAACTGACTGGAAATACTTAAACGATTCTACAACTCGTGGATTAGTTAACGACGTTCAAGGTGTTATTGTACCTGCTGGAGTATCTACTGTTTACGATCAGCAATTAGGTCAAAACATTCAACGACCATTCTTACACGTGCGCTACAGAGCTTCTGAAGCTGACGATCGTAAAATGAAGTCTTGGATCACTGGATCTGTTGGTGGTAACTTTACTTCTGCTATTGACGAAATGAACGTA